TCATGCTCTAGCCCTAGAGTTTCTGCGGTTTTTCAGCGTTTCTACTTTGGTCACTTCGGGACTATTCCGGTGATTGGCTGCAAAATCGCGGTCGCTGGCTTCCATCATCGCACGCACGTCATCTTCCAACGCATGGGCGTAGCGGGCCGTCGTCTTGATATCGGTGTGGCCCAGCAGCTTGCTGACTGCCTTCAGATTGCCGGTGGCGCGCAGTGCCCTGGTGCCCGCTGTGTGGCGCAGATCGTGAAAGCGGAAATCGGCAATGCCAGCGGCTTTCAGCGCGCGCTGCCAGTGGCGCGTCCAGCCTTCCTCTGAAAACGGATAGCGTTCGCCGCGCAGCCGTCGCGGTCGATCGGCGCGTGGTGGTGCGGGACGCAGGCAGACATAGGTGAAGACCTGCGCGCATACCCTGGGCTGATTGGCGATCAGCGCAACGAGGCGCGGTGTCAGCGGGATCGTGTGACGCCGACTGCCCTTGGTCGATAGAGTCGCGCGCCCGCCTGCCAGATCAACATCGCTCCAGCGCAGATTGATGACTTCGCTTCTGCGCTGGCCAGTGAGTAGCGCGAATTCGACCACGGGGCGCAGGCTTTCGGGCAGGGCATCGAACAGCTTTTTTTCTTCGTCGCGTGTCAGCTCGCGCACGCGCTCCAGCGGCTCGGTCAGCAGGAGCTTGCCCCAATCAATGGTCGGCACATCGTATCCACGCGCTGCACACCAGCGCCAGACGCGGCGGGCCAGCTCGACTTCGCGATTGACGCTGGCGTTGGCGCGGCCATTCCGCCGGCGAGCGACATAGCGGTCAAATTCACGCAAGGTGATGTCGCCGAGCAGCGCGGATTTGCCCAGCCCTGTAACAAGGCAGCCAAGCTGATATTCGGTGGTCGCTGCCGATTTCAGGTGACAACCCTTCGCCTGCCACCAGACACCGCATGCTTCATCGACCGTGATGGCTGGCCTGGCGTTGTCGCCTAGCGCAACCCGGCGTCGTTGTTCGGCTTCGAACCGTTCGGCATCGCGGCGCGACGTGCACCTGGTCGAGCCGTGAAAGCGAGCACCTTTCCATTGGAAGTCGTATTGGAAGTACGGGCTTTGCGCGGGTTTATAGACGGGCATGGCGGTTCATCCTGGCGGGCGCGTGACGCGATATAGTCATCACAATCGCCGGGCCGATAGGCGATGATGCGATTCGTGACGGCAATGTAGCGGATCAGGCCACGGCGTTTCAGATCACGCAAGGTTCGTTCGCTGATGTGCAGGCGCGCCGCCGCCTCTGCAGGGGTGAGCAATATGGCCATCAATCCGGTTCCCCCTGCTCGGCAATCAGGCGACCGATGAAGTCGGCCATATCCATGCGCCCGACGGCGCGGTCTTCGTCGCGGTAGCGGTTGATCAGGCGGCGCATGATCTGCGCGGCCTTGCGGCCATAGGCGCGCTGATCGGGCGTGCCACGCGTGCCATCGCGCGTGATGCGGGCGGCAATGACATAGCGCGTCAGCACGCGGCCGCGCACCGTCTGCCGGTTATTCCAGGCATCCCGGTGGGCTGGGCAGCAGAACAAGGTGCCCGCCTGACGGGGCTTGTGCAGCACGCCGCATTCGGGACAGGGCCGCTCTGCCCAGACAGGCCGGTTGTCGGGCGGATCGGGTGGACCGCCGTTGTGCCCCATCTGCGGGGAGGCTTGTAACACGTCGCGTGTCATGCGCCTGCCTCGCCTAGTGGCGATGGCAACAGCGCACCCCACTGCGCGGCCATGGCGGCGGCGATGCCGGGATAGGTTTCGCTGCGACGCCGTGCCCGATCAGGGCTGGGCGGTTCGCGGTGGCAACGGCTCCATGCCTTGTGCTGCTCGCTGCCCTTCGCGGGCGGTATGAGCATTTTGGTCGGCACCAGATCGGGCAGCTCGATGAGTTCAAAGCCGGTGTTTTTGAAAAACGGGTCGCCAAAGAAGTAGGGATGAACGAACTGCGTTCTGCCGCGCCCAGTCAGCCGGATCGCCGCGCCGTGCATGACGGGATTTTCCACTGCGCGCCGGGGTATCTGGCGCGCATCGCGGAGTTGGCGATAAAATGCTGCAGCTTCCTCTAGCGATGCCCAGCGCGCGGGATTGCGGCCGTTTTCCTTGCGACCACCGATGTAAAGGTGCTTCGCGCCGCTGTTGCACAGCACCGTGCAGGGCGGGTGCATGACGGCCAGCAGATCCCAGCCATCGTCCAGATGATCGAGCACATCGCCGCGAATATGGTGGTTGCTGCCATCGTCTGCAGGCTCGATGTCGCACGACCAGGCATCATGCCCCAGCGCCAGGAAGGCGCGACGGACAACGCCGGATCGTTCGCAGGCGATCAGCACGCGGCCCATTATGCCGCCCGCGCCCGCTGCTGGCGCGACCTTGCCCAGGCGGCGTGATCAGCGGCTTTCCAGATGTGGGGGTAATAGGCACCGTCGGCTACGGGCCGCTGGTGCCAGTGGAGCGCGGCGGCGCGCAGATCGTCCTGGATCGCGGCGCTGCTGGTGGGATTGGCGGCGCGGCGCTGGGCGGTGCGCGCGGCGATGGTTGCGGTTTCAGCAAGCAATTCGTCACAGCTCGCGCCGTATCGTTCGGCATAGTCGGCGGGATCGGGTAGCGCGCGCCCGGCGCTGGCATCGCGCCATTGCGCGGCCAGTGCTGCGGCGATGCGCAGGCGGGCATCAGCGGCGGCTTGCGTCAGCATGCCTGCCTCCACCTGCGCGGGCAGCTTGTCGCGGCGTTCGGCCAGAATGCTGTCGGCGAACGCGGCCAGTGCATCCCAATCGGTGACGCCGGGGGGCGGTGGCGCGGTGCGTGCGAAGGTGAGGCGGGTCATCGGTTCACCACGCGCAGCAGAGTGTTGGCGTGGCACCAGGCCGATGTCAGCGGGCACCAGCATTCGAGATTGCGACCGGACAGGCGGTGGAGCGATGCGAGCAGCTTGATGCGCCAGCGGAACAGCGCAGCGATCTCTGCCTCGCTGAAGCCTGCGCGCGCCAGCACGAATTGCGTCAGGTGGCCATGCAGCCACGCGTCATAGAGGATGACGCTGCGCTTGTGACCGATCCTGGGCCGCGCATAGAACGGGTTCTGCCATGGCGTCGGGCGACCAACATAGATCGCGCCCACCGAGCCGCCGCCGGCGCCGCCGCCCACCGAGCCGCCCACCGAGCCGCCCACCGAGCCGCCGCCGCCGCCGCCCACCGAGCCGCCGCCGCCGGCGCCGCCGCCGCCGGCGCCGCCGCCGCCGCCAAGTCGCCGTGGCCTTCGAGCGCCGCGATGACGCCTTCGCAGGCATCAACGACCTTTTGCCAATAGGCGGGCTTGGGATCGGGCTGGACGGGCTCCGCTGATGCCAGTGCGTCGCGGACCGTCCTGATCAGGAAGCCGGTGCGGATGCGATCCCAGGCTGCTTCATCGAGCTTGCCCCAAAGCCGCGCGCGTTTTATCAGTTCGCCGCTGAACCATGGTACGTCATCTGCCGCGATCGCATCGTCGAGCGTCGGCACGAGATGCGCGAGCCATGGTGGCATCAGATCGGCCGGGCAGTCGCCCGAACCCTTGATATCCGGGCCAAACGCCGCGAGTGCGCAGACGAGCTCGCGCCCGTCCATCGTTTTGCGCCAGGCATGCTGGATGATGCGGCCTTCGGTGTGTGCCTTTTGGGCGTAGTCAAGACGATCTTGAATAGTCAGTGTCACGGTTCAGTCTCCTGTTGTGAAAGTCATTGGGGTTCAGCGCCGGTCGATCGCATCAACGGTGGTGCGCAGGATCGCCCAGGTGGCGAGCGCGAGCAGCAGCGGCATGGCGAGCGGTTGGAGGGCGGCGATCATGGGCGGTGAGCTCGGCCAATCGACAGCTCGACCACGAAGCCCAGCCATTCGACGACGAAATAGCGTCCATCGGCATCGCCGCCGTCGATGAAGCCGCCGGTCCAACCGCCACTTGCGAAGCGGGGAATGAGGAACCGGCGGATCATGCGCCCAACCCTTCACGACGAACGGGCAAGGGCATTGTTACAATGCTGTGCGTGTCGGCGGTGCGGACGCTGCGCATCAGCTTTACGTCGGCGCGCGGGGCGTGGCCGGGCAGCACCTGGGCACCGCCATCGCGCTTGGCCTTGTTCAGCCGGGCCACGGCGGCGACCGAGAGCAGGGCGTGGCCCAGCGCCTCTATGTCATCGGCACTCGCCAGCGATCGCGCGATGGTGCGCGGACCCTGGCCGGTATCGGCATGCCACGTAACGACAATGCCGCCGCGCGCATCAAGGCCCGGCAGCGCGACAATGCGCGCATCGGTGATGAAGGGGATTTCTGGCAGATCGACTGCCGGAACGGGGTGTGATGCCATGACGGTCTCCGCTTCCGACGCACGACGGCGGAATGCCGGGGTGCGTCGTTACGGGAAATCGTTTAGCTTAACTAAACTTCTGCGACAATGAAAAAGTTTCTCTTATTCTAAACATCAATCGTGAGCTTTGTTTCGATGGCCCTATCTGCCGCTGCCGCGACTCGTGCCGACTGTTGCCCATCGCCTTGAATTAGCTATGCTAATCCTTGAAGTGAGGGGCTTACTAAGCGGGGGCCGGCATGACGGATCGGGGTAGTGTTTCGGCAGTTTTATCGCTTGTCACCATATCGGTGCTGGCGTTGCCACTTTCGGTGAGTGCTGCGCCGAAGCCCTGGGATGTCGCCCGGTTCTCGGCATGCATCGCGCATGGCGGCGATAGTCCGATGGACCCCGATGAAACGCTGACCACAGTTAGATGCGGTGAGGTTGACAAGGTCGAGCAGTCGCAGGGTGATTTGATGGACCTATACCTTGATAAATCGGTTGCCTTTGTGCGCAACAAGACCGGCGATCGGCGCTGGACCGGGGGGCTACGCTTCAAGATCAATTATGCGCGCTCGACGACAATTGCGGGCGGCAATGCTTATGGCGGGTTTGCCGACTTCGATCGAATGACGATGCTGTGGCCCGACGGGTTGCAGGAAATCTCCCTACCGGCGGCCAGCCGAAAAGATAATGGATGCAGCCACATGAATTCCGGTCTGCTGGCGATGACACGCTGCGATTATGAAGAGATGAGGTTTGTTATCCTGACGCCTGAATTGGCGGCCCGTTTCCGGGCGTTGGCGGCAAATGAAAACGCTCGCCTGAGGGTAAAATTTTTCGCGCGAGATGGTGCCACATTTGAAACGCTGATTTCGTCGGCAGAAATCGAAGCGGGGATACAGGCTGTGCTGGCGCGAGCTTAAGCCTTTGCCGCTATTTTTGGGGTCTGGGGTTTGTGTCGAAAGACGCGCTGCGAATCGGCGGCGATACTGATCGCGGCATCTCGAAGCCGTCGCATGCGCATCGCATCCTCCGGGTGCATCAGCAGCTCATAGGGCAGCACATGAAGGTATAGGGCGATCTGGTTGACGATTTCGCGCGTGTATTGCTGCTGACCGTGCACCAGCAGGCTGACGCGCGCTTTATTCCAGTTGAGATCGCGCACCAGATCGGCCTGGCGCTTTTGCAGGGTATGAAGCCACTCGGCCAAATACCAATCATACTCTGGATTAGCCATGATGAATTATAACCCGTCGCGCGCTTTGAAGCGTTCGTGATTTTCGAAACGCCGTCTTGACACCAGAAGTTTAGAACATCTAAACAATATGGCATGACGCTTGATGACTATCTTGGATCACCCGCCGCGCTGTCGCTGACAGAGCTGAGCGCGGCGTGCGGCGTTTCGAAAGGAAGGCTCAGCCAGTTGCGCGCCAAAGACGGTAAAGCGCCGCCCGATTTTCCGCCCGATCTGGCGCTGCGAATCGAGCGGGCGACAGACGGGTGCGTTGATGCGGCCCTGCTATCCTCCGTCATTCGATCCTCGCGGGCCGCACCAGCGCGCGAAAGCGCCGCCGCATGACCGCCGCCGCGCACCAGATATGCTTCACCTGCCAGCGCGCGCTGTGCGATTGCACCGATGCCGCGTGGCGCGGTGCAGGGGGCAGCCGGGGGCGCGCCGCATCGCCCCCGGCTGTCACCACCATCGATCTGCCTGCCTATTTCCATAATGGGCTGGGTATCGCGCTGATCGGGCTGGCAACAGCCGGTAAAGCGCGGCGCGTTACGCACCGCAGCATTGGGGGTGTGGCATGATCGCTCAAGCGGCCTGGAGCAACCAGAACGACATGGGTAACGAGCAGCGCTTGCGGGCCGTGATGGGTCTTTCCGCCAGCTCGCGGATCGTCGCTGCGACAAGCGGGTCACAGATCACGGCGCGGTCGCTTGGCGGGCTTATCAACCCAATCGGCGGCGCGGGCGAAAGCGGCGGCAAGCTCGGCGATCTGGGTCGGCGTGATATGCGCGATCAGCGGCGCGCCGCAAAGCTCAAAGGTCATTCTGCCCTCCGGCTCACCAAATTTTGGAGCGACAACTTCAAAGTGCATTCCGGTGACGGGGTGGGAGAATCCATCGTCTTCCTGCAGGTCGGCGACTGCGCCGAGAATGGCAACGGCGGTGTCAACAGCGCTTGCGATATCAAGCAGAAAACCGTGGTCTTCGCCATCCATGGTAGCGGTCACGGCGACCATGCCTTCGCTACGCGCAACGCGCGGACGGAAGGGGACGTTTTGATATGCTGCAATCATCGGGTTAGCTCTCCAGTCGTTGTGTGCCCTTCGACTGTAGCCGAAGCCGGGGGCGTCTCAACCGCCCCCGGTGAAGGCGGTGACGCATGAGCCCCTATGCCGCCAGCAAAGCCGCGTGGCACCGCCGCAACCGTGACCGGCAGGCTGCCGATCGGGTGTCGCCCGCCAAGGGGTTGATCTATGCGCACGCTGCGATCGACGTGAGCCATATGCCGCGTGTCGATCGTGATCCGTGCCCGCGTTGCGGGGTGCGGCGGGATTTTGGCTGCGGGCATCTGGCGCGCGCGCTGACGGTGGGGCCGGGCGTATGATGCGGCGCGACCTGGTGCTGCCGCCTGACCGGCAGGAACTGAAGAACAAGAGCCGCGATCTGGTGCGCGCCTTTGGCGGTAGCGATGCGGCAGGCGTGGCGACCGGCAAGCGCCAGCAGACGATCAGCGATGCCACGCTGCGCAACACCGACCGGTATCTGACGATCGAGGATGTCGCGGTGCTGGAGGATGCGACGGCGGGGCTGGCGGGTCACCCGATCATCACGCGCGCGCTGGCGCAGCGGCAGGGGTTCGCGCTGGTCGAACTGCCGACCGCGCCGCCCGAAGGCAGTGATCTGCTGCTGTTGCTGGCGGCGCTGCACCAGCAATTCGGCGGCATGTCGCAGGGGCTGTGCGAGGCGCTGGCCGATGTGATCGTGACGGCGGACGAAGCAGGCGCGCTGCGCCGCCGTTTTTCGCGCGAGCTGATCGACGTTGCGGTGAAGCTGGATGCGGCACTGGCTGCAATCGAGGGGGCGGGATGATGGCACCGGGGGGGATTGTCTCCAATGCAGCGGCGCACTTGATTGGTAATGCGCGCGCTGACCTTGGATCAAGGACGACGATCACGCAGGGTTCGGTTGCGCTTGCAGAATGGCTGGCCACGCAGGACCCGCGCTTTTTGGTGACCGATGACCTGCATCGGCTGCTGGCGGGCGTGATACGGCCCGGCGATGCGATGGCGGAATGGCTTGGTGATATCAGCTCCGGCGCGGTCACGACTGCCATGTTCGATCGGGCATATACCGGGGAATGGCCGTTTGCCTTTGCGGCAGCGGAATCGGTCGCCGAAGTAACCGCGCCCGATGCAACCGGCGTGCTGGTCGAAATCGACGGGCCGATCGGCACCTTGCCGCTGGGGCCGGTGTGGCAGGCGGTGCATGGCTTTGGCAATCAGTTCGCGCTGGTCGGGCCGGGCGTTGCGCTGGTGCTGGACGAAACCAATGCCTGGGCGATGCGCGGGGCGCTGACCGATGGCCTGCAGGCGCTGCGGCGGCACCGTGAGCCGGGGCGCGAACCGGGGGCAGCGTCGTGATAGCCAGCGCGCCCATCGTCGCATCCGAATTGCGCGCGCATCACCGTCCGCTGGAGGCAGCGGAGCCGCTGCTGTTGGTCGCCGGTCCCTTTGCCGCGTCGGCGGACGCCCTTTCGGCCTGGGTGATGAACGCGGGTGAGGGGCGTCAATGCGTCTATGCCCGCGCGGCTTTGTGCCCGCGCGGCGTGGGCGCGATGGCGCGACAGTTGATGGCGCAGGGTCTGGTGACGTTGCGTCGCCATCGCCACCATGGTGACGACGGGCAATTCAGTGAGGTGTTTGACTTCAAGGCCCGACGCACAGCCTTGCGATTTGTCGATGCGCGCCCCGTGGCGACAGGTGATCGCCTGCCGCTGGAGGACCGGCTGCTGCTCGATCTGCTGGTTGACCTGGCCGACCGGGAACAGCCCGTGCCCTGCAATAGCGATCTGGCGGCGCGGATCGGCGTGCGCGGCGGCAACCGCGTGTCGAAGCAACTGGCGCGCCTTGCCCACTTCAATTTGATCCGCGTGCACCACCCCGAACCGATGGGGCCGGGCATCGCGCTTCGACGGGTCGAAATTCTGGAAACCGGCGCAATGACAGGAGCCGCCTGATGAAACGTCCGATGGAGCACGTCGGGGGGGGCAGTGGCCCGCGCCATTTGCGGGGTGCCAAGCATGATGACGGGCTTGCCTTTGCGCGGGCGTGGCGCGTGCGCAATGCGGCGCGGTTCGATGCGCTGTACGGCGCGGAGTCGCCCCGGCTTTGCCGGATGTGTCGTCGCCCCTTTGACGACGGCGCGCCAGCGTGAGCGGTGAAGGCTTCATCGCGGCGGCACAGCCGGTGCGGCAGCGATCGCGCGCATCAATCAAGGTGACGGCTGCTATCGTCAACGAGCGGGCAGGGGTGCTGGCGCATGCGCGGTCGTTCTGCGCGGCGCTGGAGCGGCACCAGAGGCGCGGCCGCTATGGCGCGGCAGAGGCGGCGGACATTCGCCGTTCGATCCTGAATTTTGCCAACGACATCGCGATCGGCCTGCACGTCGATGGCGACGATGGCGACGATGGCGGCGTGGTGCGCGCGGCGATGCGGGAAAAGATCAAGGGGATGGAGAATGCCCCGGAGAAAGACCGTGGCTGACAAGACCAAAATCGAATGGGCCGACGCCACCGTGAACGCCGTCAATGGCTGCTCGGTCGTGTCGCCGGGCTGCGCTAATTGCTATGCGATGCGCCTCGCAGGCACGCGGATGAAGCATCATCCCTCGCGCGCCGGGCTGACCGTGGACAGCAAGGCCGGGCCGGTATGGAACGGCGAGGTTCGCTTGAGCGAAACCGCGCTGCTGCAACCGCTGGCCTGGAAGCGACCGCGTCGCATTTTCTGGAACGCGCATGGCGATCTGTTCCATGATGCGGTGCCCGACGAGTGGATCGACCGGGTGTTCGCCGTCTGCGCGCTGACGCCGCAGCACACGCACATGATCCTGACGAAGCGATCAGCGCGGATGCGGGCGCATCTGTCAAAAGGGCTGTTATCGTCGTTCATCGCTTCTCGGGTTAGCGCGATCAATCCCAACTTTGACTTTCGGGGATGGCGATGGCCCCTCCCGAACGTCTGGCTGGGCGTCTCGGTCGAGGATCAGGCGCGCGCCGATGAACGCCTCCCCGATCTGCTGGCGACGCCGGCGGCGGTGCGGTTCCTGTCGTGCGAGCCGCTGCTGAGCGACCTTGATTTGGAGGACGTGCGGTTTCCAAACGGCGATGGGGATTACTATGGCGTCAATGCGCTGACCGGATCAGGGCACCGAGCCGACGAAGATGGCAACACCGACGCTGACCCCTGCGAATACCCGTCTATCGACTGGGTCATCGTGGGCGGCGAGTCCGGCCCCGGTGCGCGACCGATGCACCCCGATTGGGCGCGCTCGATCCGCGATCAATGCGCCGACGCGGGCGTTCCGTTTCATTTCAAGCAATGGGGGGATTGGGCGCCATCTTTAGACCGCGACAACGACGATCCGGATTGGCGGGCCGATTATTCAAACGAATTTGTCGATACCGGGAAGTCCCGCTGGCTTAATCTTGCTGGGGGTTGCGGCTTTCATGGCGATCGCTTTCACGTCATGCGCAGGATCGGCAAAAAAGCAGCCGGTCGCCTGCTCGATGGCATCGAGCATAACGGGCTGCCGGGCGGATGCTAGACCAGCTTCCCCTTCGGCATTTCGGTGCGATCTATGCGGACCCGCCATGGGCGTTCCGCACCTTCTCTGGTGAGACAATGACCCCGCACCGGAGCGCGGAGGATCATTATCCGACGATGTCGCTGGCCGACATGGCCGCGCTGCCGGTGGGCGATGTGGCGGCGGAGGATTGCGCGCTGTTCATGTGGATCGTCGGCTCTCACCTGACGGAATCGATCGAGCTGGCGCGGGCATGGGGATTCGAGTTCAAGACGGACGCCTTTTACTGGCTGAAGTCGCGGCTGTGGGATGCGGGCGCTCAGCTGGACCTGTTGACCGGCGACCTGGCTGAACCACGCATGGGCTTTGGCTATTGGACGCGCAAGCAGGTGGAACCGTGCTGGTTGTTCACGCGCGGACGGCCAAAGCGCGTGATGAAGGGCGTTCGGCAAGTGATTGTCGAGCCGCGCCGTGAGCATAGTCGCAAGCCCGATGTCACGCGCGAGCGGATCGAGGCGCTGGTCGCTGGGCCATATCTGGAACTGTTCGCGCGCACGGCCGCGCCGGGTTGGTCGAGCTGGGGCAACCAGGTGGGCAAGTTCGATACGCCAGTGGTCGAGGCGGCGGCATGATCGCCGCCGCCTCGACAGGGTCAGGCCATGGCCATGCGCCGCGCCGCCTCTGCCACAAAGGCAGAGCGCGACAATTTGCGCTCGCTGGCAGCCTGGTCGATCAGATCCACGGTGTTTTCGTCCATCGTCAGATTGACGCGCACGGTACGACCGGCAGGCAACAGCGCCGGAAGCATCATAATCGCGTCGGCGGTCGCAAAATCCTCCGCGAAGCGCGCGTCATTGCGCACGTCGTTCATCGCGCGCGCTACGGGAATCGTGCCGCCTGCATCGACCAACGCCGCCAGATGACTGGTCAGAATTGTGCGTGCCTGCGCCACGGCATGATCAAAGTCGGTGGTTTCAATATCGGCAGTGAAGCCGGGGACATCGGGAATGATAAAGCCGAAGCTGTCGGCATCCCTGAAAACAATGGTCAAATAAAACATAATATAAATATCCATAACCAAGTTGATACGTTTCTAATCGATCGCGCGGATCGGGAAATTGGGTGGCGTCTAGCGCCACCCGGCTTCCCTTTCGATTGCCCGCCGCAGCCCCGGTTTGATGTCCTTTCTGGGGTGCGGGACGGTGATGATGTTGGTGTGGTCGGGGTGTTTGAAGTGGTGGTGGCTGCTCTCGCATCGCACCTCAACCCAGCCTTCCGATTGCAACCGCTTGATGATTTTCGCGCTTTCGATCATTCATTTCTCCCGCTTTATGCGCACATAAATACACACGTACCGATATTCCGTCAAGAGATAATGCGCATTTATGTGCGCATTAGGTTGCATGCATCGCGATGATGGAGCGCCCGATCACACAGCAAATCGCGCTGTCGATCGACACGGTGCGGGCGCTGCCTGGTCCGGCGCTGCGGCGCGGGATCACGGTTGGGCAACTGGCGACGCGGATCGTTGAAACGACGGTCGATGAACGGATGATCGCGGCGGTGCTGGACGACGGCGTGCGCGATGAAGGCGATGATGACGATGGGCTGGGGGAGTTTGCCTGATGCTGCGCAACGCCCGCCATCCCTGCCCGGTCAGCTATTGCACGAACGCGCGGCTGCGCTGGATGGCGGTGTGCCCGGCCTGTTACAGGCGGCTGCCGGGCGACATCATAGCCGCATTTCGCGAAGCGCGGACGCTGCGGCGTGCCGATATGAAGTTCAAGGCAGGCGTGAAAGCGCGCGACTGGCTGAACGCGCATCCGCCAGCGGGGATGACGGGGCTGGTGGTGTCGTCGGCGCAGGATGGTGCGCCGCCATGAAGTGATTTCAGACATGGCAGCCGTGCTGGCGGGCTTGGGAGAGTCGACCAGTGCGGCCCGCCGACCCTGACCGGCGGCACAGGGGCCATGAATTGCCGCCACCTGTTTTCCTTTCACCCTGATTTTGGGGAATGTTCGTCTTGTCTCTATCGCCCCAGTTTCTGGATGAAGTGCGCGGGCGAACGTCGCTGTCGGCGCTGATCGGCGCGTCAATCAAGCTGGTGCGCAAGGGCAGCGAATACAAAGCCTGTTGCCCGTTCCATAACGAGAAAACGCCCAGCTTTACGGTCAATGACGACAAGGCGTTCGGGCATTGTTTTGGCTGTGGCTGGCATGGCGATGCGATTCGCTGGCTGACCGATTATCGCGGGCTGGATTTCATCGCGGCGGTGCAGGAACTGGCGACCAGGGCCGGGATGGAAATGCCCGCGCCGTCGCCCGCCGCCGCGCAACGCGCGCGTGCCGTTGCCGATGCCAGCGCGGTGCTGGAGACGGCAGAAGGATGGTATCGTGCGCGGCTGTCGGATGCGCCCGGCGCGCAGAAGGTGCTGGCGGATCGCGGCGTAACGCCTGCGCTGGCCGAACGCTTTGGCTTTGGGTTTTCTCCTGGGTCACAATCGGTGACAGCGTGCGGTGTGGCGCTGGCCGATCTGGCAGCGGCGGGCCTGATGGTCGAAACGCCCGATGGCTGGCGCGACCGGTTCCGATTGCGGATCATGATCCCGATTCACGATGCGCGCGGTCGCCTGATCGCGTTTGGCGGGCGGGCGACGAACGATCGGCAGGACGCGAAATATATCAATTCGCCCGAGGGTGCGCATTTCGACAAGGGGCGCACGCTGTATAATCTGCACCGTGCAGCACCAATGGCGCGCGTCGCAGGCCGGCTGATCATCGTCGAAGGCTATTTCGACGTGATGTCGCTCGATGCGATCGGCATCGGCGAGGTCGTGGCCCCGATGGGGACAGCACTGACTGAAGCACAGCTGGAGCGGGCGTGGCGGGTGCAGGGCTGCCCGATCCTGATGCTCGACGGCGACAAGGCCGGGCGATCGGCCGCGCTGAAGGCGTGCATGCGGGCAATGCCGATGCTGGGGCCAGATGCCAGCCTGAACATCGCGCTGCTGCCCGAAGGCGAAGATCCTGACAGCCTGGCGCGCGCACAGGGCGCATCGGCAATCGAGGTGCTGCTGACCGAGGCGGTGCCGCTGTCGCGGTTCGTGTTCGACGCGCTGGTGGAGGCGGGGCCGATCGACACGCCGGAGGACCGCGCGGGGCTTTGGCAGCGGCTGCAGGCGCTGGCGAGCGAGATAGGCGATGATGAAACCCGCGCGCAATATCTGGCGACCTGGCGCGCGCGCTTTGACCGCGAGTATGGCGCAGTGGCGTCTGCCGATGACGATCCGCCGGCGTTGCATGCGCTGATCGCGGCAGAGGACGGCGATTATGCCTGGCCCGATGACCAGAATGACAGCGAGCGGCGGCTGATCATGATCGTGCAGCGCGTGATCGAACTGCGGCGCGCGCGCGACGAGATCAGCGCGACGATCAAGGACTTGCTGGCGATGGCAAAGGCAGCGGGGTTTTCCGTAAAGGCGCTGGGCGCCCTGGTGCGCGATATCGAGGCCGATACCGCGCTTCGTGAGGATCATGAAGCGATCTGGGCGCTGTATCGCCGCGTGCTGGGCGTCAAGGGGCCGATGACCGAGGCGATGCTGCCCAGCCCGGTTGAGGCACGGCGCATCAAGGAATCAACGGCGGTACAGCGGCGATTGTCGCGGGCGATGGTGATGATCGAGGCGCGGCATGGCTGACGCTGAATATCCGCTGCCGAGCGGCGAGTCCGGTCCTGACATCAGCCCCGTTCTGTGGCGCGCCAAATGGGACATGAATGACCTGGGCAACGCCCGCCGGCTGGCGGCGATTGCCGAGGGCAAGCTGAAATTTGTCGGCGAGCTGGGCCGCCAGGGCGAATGGGTGAGTTTCGATGCTCAGCGCTGGTCGATGCGCGACGGCAAGGCGCGCGCGCAGGCGCTGGCGCAGCGTGTGGTCGATGAATTGATCGCCGAAGCGCGGGCAATGCGCGATGCGACGAAAGAACAACTGTCCGCCGTGTTCGGCCCGAAATTCACCGATGACATGGCCGATGAACGCGCAGTCAATCTCTACAGCTGGGCAATGAAAACGGGCAACAGCGACCGCGCCAGCGGCATGCTGAAGCAGGCGCAGGGCATCACCGATGGCGAAGACCGCTTTCTGATGCGCGCCAGCCTGGACGATTTCGATACTGATCCGCTGGCATGGCACTGCCTGAACGGCACGATCCGATTTTTTGAAGGGCCGGAGGGCTGGGCGTTCCGGTTCGAGCGCGGGCACCGTGCGGCCGATATGTTCATGCAGATGGCCAATGTGGAATATGATGCCAGAGCGAGCGCGCCACGCTGGATCGCACGGCTAGACGTGCTGCACCATGATCCGGTCGCGCGAACGGCGTTGCAGCGCATCTATGGGATGACGCTGACGGGGTTGGTCTCCGATCAGGCATTCTATGTCTATCAGGGGCGCGGCGGCGACGGCAAGTCGATGACGAACAGCATCGTCGCCGACCTGCAGGGCGATTATTTCCGATCGACCAGCCCCCAAACCTTTCTGGAAGGCAAGCAGCGCAACGCGAGCGACCACCAGAGCGATATCGTGCGGCTGCGTGGCGACATCCGCATGGTGGTGTGTGACGAGCCCAAAAAGGGCAGCATCTGGAACGGCGAGCGCATCAAGCAGGTGACGGGCAGCCTGATCACCGCGCGCGCGCCCAATGCGGTGGAGGAAATCACCTATAAACCACGCTGGAAGCTGATCATCGAATGCAACCCCCTGCCGCGCGCGCCCAGCGATGATCGCGGGTTTCGGCGGCGATTCAAACTCTATCCGTGGACTGTCCAGTACGGTGTGACCGAGGGCGTTGAAGAACGCCCCGAGCATCTGGTGCGGGCCGAATTGATTGCTGAAAAGGCGGGCATTCTTAACTGGATGATCGCGGGTGCAATCGAGTGGCTGCGCACCGGGGTGATCCCCGAGCCGGAGCTGTCGAAGCGCGCGCTGTCGAGCTTCTGGGCGACGGGCAGCGCGATGGGCGAATGGATCGAGGCGCGGTGCGACCTGAGCAATCCTGACGCGCAGACCGGCGCGACCGAGCTGTACAACGATTTCAGGCGGTTCTGCCTCGATCGCGGCGACGATGAAGATAAGATCATGAAGCAGACTGCGTTCGGCAATCTGCTCAACGAGGCGCAGGTTTACGGCGATAAGGACAAGCGGACCGGGCTGAAGGTGCGACTGGGCATCCGGCTGCGCGGGATCGGCGAAACGCCGCCCGGCGCGGCTGCTGGCTCGCCTGATGATCGTGGCGGCGCGCCTGAAATCGACTGGGATGAGCCGCTATGACGTGGCTTGTTCAACTGTCCGGTCAACTGTCCGGCGACGTGTCCGGTTGCCTTGCTGGCGGGGTGTTGAGGGTGGCCATAGCGGCGCGAATAGACGGTTTCGGATAGTCGGTAGGACGGTTGCCGGACAGTTGATCGGACAGTGAAAAAGCCCGGATTTGTGCGGGCTTGGCGATGATCCGGACAGTTGTAGGCTAGGTCGGTAAGCTACATGTGCGCGCACACGACTATTACGAAGTTAAGTATAACTGTCCGGGAAGGGATGAAGATGATGGATGGCCTGATGAGCTTCGCCGATGTCGAGCAGCGGTTGGTCGAGGCGATGCTGATCTGCTGGCGCATGCCCGATCGCGAGCGCGGCTGGATGCGGCTGCGCGCCTACTGGCCCGACGTGTCGGCGGAAGCTGGTGACTATGACGCGCGCGGCGGCGATCTGCGCAGTTCCGACGTGGCGATCCGCCCGGCCTCGCTGACGCGGGCAGAAGTGGCGGCGATGGAGGAAGCCTTTGGCTGGCTGGACCTGGTGCCCGCTGCCGATCGCAAGCTGGTGGGCCTGGCGGTGACGGCGCTGGCGCGGGGTGCGGGGCAGATACCATGGCTGAAATTGCGGGCTGCGATGGGTGTGCGATACGGCGCTGGCGGGCTGGCCAAGCGATATGAACGTGCGATCGGGGAAATATGCCGCAGCGTAAATGGCGGATTTCCTGACGTGCAGCGTGTCAAGAGGGTAAATCTCGCATGACGAAAATATTGCTAGTCAACATTGCGGCGGTTTTGAGCGTATTTATCGATACGTTGGGATCGACCCATGGCCGCGCCTCAACATCCTCTCCTGACTTCGCAGCGACACTGGCGGGCAAACGCGCGCTGGCGTCGCTGCGCATTGTCAACCTGGGCAAGGCGCGGGTCCTTCCGGCCCGCCCGCAGTATACGGGAGCCGAAGGCGCAGGTCGCATGAGTGGGCGGTATTTTCCGTCGGCTGCCGGTCTTAGTTCTGGTTTGGGTTTAGTGCGGTGATCGGGGGACTTGCCGAGCTGGCTTCGCTGCCTGGCGTGCCGTCGGAAACGACGCTGCGTCAGTTGATCCGCGAGAATGATGACTTTCCGGTCATCGAGCACGGCAAGAATGGGGTCGGATACAAGATTGATTTCACGCTGGCGCTGGGCTGGCTGAAAGCGCGGCGCGACAAAGAGCAGGAAGCGGCGCGCGAGCGGGCCAACCAGATCCGCCAGTTCGGTCTGGAGCTTGGCCTGGATGCCGGTGAGCATGCGGTCCAGGCCGGGTTGTCGATCGCCGAACGCAAGCATTTGCTGGAAGAAGAGCTGGTCGCGATCAAGATCGCGAAACAGCGCGGCGAGCTGGTCCGCAAGGATGAAGTCGATGCGGCCTTTGCCGACGTGCTGCTGGTGCTGGCCGAACGCCAGAGCAGCTTTACCGCGCGGCTGGCGAAGAAGGTTGATCTGCCGCGCGACGTACAGATCGCGATCGACCGCCAGATCGACAGCGACCGTGCCGAGCTGGCGCGGCTGATGGAGCAAATGGGAAGCGACGGATTGGCCAATGGCGACGGTGATGAGGACGACAACGTCGATCCCGCCCCCGCGCTGGACGATCCCGCCCTATGAATCGGGCCGGGCCGTCGTGGCGCGGCTCGCACCGATTATCCGCCCAAGGCGACCGCTGACGGTCAGCCAGTGGGCGCAGGAAAACACCGGGTACGATCCCGATGTGATGCCCTGGCAAGTGGAAGTGATGGATGCGCTGTCCGATCCGCCCACCGCCGAAGTCGGGCTGATGGGTCCGGCGCAGGGCGGCAAGTCGGAAATCGGGCTGAACTGGATCGGCTGGACGATCGATCACGATCCGACCGACATGCTGCTCTGCCAGCCCGACAAGACGATGGCACAGGATTTCGTCGAGCGGCGGGTCGATCCGCTGATCGACAAGACGGCGTCGCTGAAGGCCAGCCTGGCCCCGGTGGCGAATGCAAACAACATCTTCCAGAAGAAGTTTCGGGGGATGCTGCTGACAACGATCTGGCCAGTGGCGGCGCAGTTCGCCGCGCGCCCGATCGCGCGGGGCTGGATCGACGATTACGACCAGATCGACGCCGATATCGAAGGGCAGGGGTCGGCGGTCAAACTGCTCGATGGTCGCCAGACGACGTTTGAGGGGCGCGATACCAAGTTCGTGTCGTCATCTCCTGCGGACGATGAAGGCGGCAAGATCGAGGCATTTATTGCCGGGGGCACCGATGAACGGCTGCAACCGGTCTGCCCGTCGTGCCAGGAGCGGTTCGAGCCTGATCTGCTGCGCGATCTGCGGTTTGATCGCAGCGGATCGCCCGATCAGGCGGAGGCGAGCGCGCACGTTGTCTGCCCGGTCAACGGGTGCGTATTGCCGCCGTCGGATCGGCGCGCCTTGCTGGCCAGTCTGGCGGGGCTGCCCGCGCATGGTTTTGTGGCGGTCAACGATCGCGCGTCGAAACGCAGGCGCAGTTTCAGGCTGGATGGCTTGCTGGCGTTCACGAGCTGGCCAAAACTCGCGCGCGAATGGCGGGAGGCTGAAATTGCTTGGGAAACCCGGCAGGATGAAGCCGATCTGCGCACATTCGTGAATACGCGCGCAGGCAAGAATTATCGGGCGAAGGCCACCGGCGAAAAGCCGCTGGAGGCGGTCGATCTGGCCAAGCGGCTCGAACCGGGCTGGAAATCGGGCCAGGTGCCCGCCGGGGTGCGCGTCATCGTCGTTGCAGTGGACGTGCAGCACGATCGGTTCGAAGTGCTGGTGCTGGGCTATGGGGAGAATCTGGAAAGCTGGCCGATCAGCCGGTACGCGATCGATGTGCTGCCCGATGGGCTGACAACGCTGCGCCCGTTCCGCAACCCGGAACACTGGCAGGTGCTGTTGCCGCTGTTCACCAAGGAATGGCGACTGGCGGACGGATCGGGCCGGTCGGTCCCGGCGCTGACGGTGGCGATCGATACCGGCGGTGCCGATCAGGCGGGCGACGACAGCGCGTTGAAGTTCTGGCATGCGGCGCGGGCGCTGGGCATTCATCCCAGCAGGATCACGCTGCTGAAGGGCGCATCACGGGCGACCGCGCCGCTGATGGCACCCGCGCAGTTCAGCGACCGCAAGACCGGCGGCGGGGTCAAGCGCAACGGGCCGAAACTGTTTCTGGCGGGTGTGCACAAGATCAAGGGCATTATCGATAACCGGCTCCGCCGCGACAGCGCCGGGCCGGGCTTCATCCACCTGCCCGAATGGCTGGCCCCGAAACTGGAAGGGCGCGGCGCGGGCCGCGACTTGCAGTATCTGGAGGAACTGACGGCGGAACGGCTGATCAAGGGCAAATGGCAAAAGCTGCGCCCGCGTAATGAGACATGGGATTTGCTGGTCTATGCCTATGCGGCGATCCTGCGGCCGCCGTTTGCGCAGAGCCGCGCGCATATGCGCTGGGTGCCCGAAGCGTTCCGGGTGCCCGATCCGATTGAGCGGCTGCCGGGGGCGGTAGTCGATGATGATGTGACAGACATGGCACCCGCACCGGCTCCGCTCGCCCCGCGCGCGCGGGCAGAGCCGGTGCGGGTGCCTGCCGCGACGCCGTGGATCGACACGGGCGGCGGCGACTGGATTTAACCAAGGAACTGATCGGCATGGCCTTTTCAACGGCGGACATCGCGGCCCTCAAGGCCGCGCTGGCGACGGGCGCGCAGCGCGTGCGCTTCGCCGATGGTCGAGAGGTCTGGTATCGATCGCTTGGCGAAATTCGCCAGATCATCAGCCAGGCCGAAGCTGAGGCGGGCGGCGCGCCGCCGCGCCAGCATAGTGTGGCGGCCTTCTGATGAACGCGATCGACCGGCTGATCAGCTATGTTGATCCGGTGGCGGGCGCGCGCCGGATCGCGGCACGCCGCGCGCTCGATCTGCACGCCCGCGCCTATGATGCCGCGCGCCGCGATCCGCGCACGCTGAGCTGGCAGGCGGCAGGGTCGAGCGCGAATGCGGAGATCAGCACCAGTGAGGAAGTGGTGCGCAACCGTTGCCGTTCGCTGGTGCGCGACAATGGCTATGCGCGCCAGATCGTGCAGACGGTGGCCGATCATGTCGTCGGCACCGGCATCGTCGGCGCGCCGATGGGGGTGCGGGGCCGCAACCTGACGCGGATTGCCGATGGCTGGGCGGCCTGGGTCGATGCATGCGATTTTGACGGTGATCACGATCTGAACGGGCTGATGTGGTCGGCGGTCAATGGCATGGAGGAATCGGGCGCGGCGCTGATCCGCTTCCACCGGATGCCGTTCGATGCGACGACGGGCATCGCCCCGCTGCGCCTGCAATTGCTGGAGCCTGATTTCATCGACGTGATGAAATACGGGACGACAGAGAGCGGCGGCTTTATCGATCGCGGCATCGAATATGACGCGCTGGGCCGCAAGGTCGCGTTCTGGCTGTATCGCCATCACCCCGGCGATACGGCGCGATTCCGCAACTGGACGTTGGTCAGCGATCGTATCCCGGCGGACGAGATCGTCTATCTGTATGACAAATTGCGCCCCGGTCAGGATCGCGGCATGCCGCTGATGGCCCCGGCGGTAATGACGCTGCGCGATCTGGACGGGTATTTCCAGGCCGAGCTGACGCGCAAGCGGATCGAAAGCTGTCTGGCGGGCTTCATCACGACCGATGAAGCCGACGGGCTACCGATATCGACCGAAGATAATCGCGCCAAGGATGGCCTGACCTTCGGCAAGCTGGTCGATCGGTTCGAACCGGGCATGCTGATGCGGCTGCGGCATGGGGAAGATATCAAGATTGCCACGCCCGCGAATAGTCAGGGCGTCGCCGAATTCGCGCAGATTTACCTCCGCGAGGCGGCGGCAGGTAGCGGCGTGATGTACGAACATGCGACGGGGGATTTTTCGAACGTCAATTACAGCAGCTGGCGCGCCGGACATCATGGCTTTCGCCGCCGGATGGAACGCAAGCAATGGCATGTTGCGGTTCACAAGATGTGCCGCCCGATCATTGCCCGCTACCGGCAGGCCGCGCTGGCAGCGGGGCTGCTGCCGGTGCAGAATTTCGACTGGCGCTGGACGCCGCCGGGATTCATCTCGGTCGATCCGTACAAGGATGCCCAGGCCGATCTGGCCAATCTGCGCATGGGCAAGGTGACGCTCAGCCAGTTGGTTGAGGAACGCGGCAACGATTACGCGTCGTTCCTGGCGCAATATGCCGCCGATCTGGCCGCCGCCGATGCGGCGCTGGGCGGTGCGATGTTCGATGGCGATCCGCGCAAGGTGATCCAGGCCAAGGGCACTGCCCAGGCTGAGACCGACCCGCCAACCAAAGCTGCTCCGGCAGCCTGATCTGGAGACGATGATGACGATTGAAACCGCCTTGCCAGCGGTGCTGGAAACGCGCGCCATCGGCATGGTCACGCGCGATCTCGCGATCCGCGCCGAAACCTTCAACGCCGATGCCAACACCGTGGAGGTCACCTTCACCACCGGCGCGCGCGGCACCCGCTTCATGTGGAGCCGGTTCGATTATGTCGAAGAGGAACTGGCAACCGATGCCAGTAACGTCCGGCTCGATCGGATCAATCGCGGCGGCCCGGTGCTCAACACGCACCAGAGCTATGAACTTGATAACCAGATTGGCGTCGTCGTGCCCGGTTCGGCGCGCATGGAAGGCGGCGTCGGCATCGCCACGCTGCGACTGTCGGCGCGTGATGATGTCGCGCCGATCGTCGCGGACATCGCCGCAGGCATCATCCGCAATGTGTCGGTCGGCTATGTCGTCCACACCTATGAAATCACTGAAAATGAAGGCCAGCGTCCGCTCTACCGCGCGACCGACTGGGAACCTTACGAGATCAGCTTTGTCCCGATGCCCTTCGATGCCGAAGCGCAGGTGCGGAGCGGAAACCCCGTGCAGGGCGGCTATCCCTGCATCATTCGCCGACCATCACCGGCAGCCATGGAGACTGATATGACCACTGCATCGCAGCAGCCGGGGACCGATCCGGCACTTGAAACGCGCATTGCCGATCCGGCACCTGCCCCGGCACCGGCCCCTGTGGCCACGCAGGCAACCGAAAACACCACCGCCGCGACTGTTTCCGGCATTCGAACCGCCGTGCGCAATGCCGGACTGGCTGACGATGTCGCTTTCGAACTGATTGAGCGGCACGAAACGACACCGCTGACCCATACCGCCCTGATGGCTGAAATCGGCCGGCGCTTTGCGGAACGGGATGCGCCAGCGCACACCGTCAGCCGTATCAGTGTCACGCGCGATGCGGGCGATACCGATCGTCAGGCAATGTCGGACGCAATCGTCCTGCGCATGGCAGGCGGTGATCTGCGGCTTGAAGGCCGCAGCGCTGCGATCCGCACGGCCCTGCTGGCGGGTGCCGCCACGGAGCGCGACCTGGTCGAGCGCGCAGCGCCATATCGCCATCTCAGCCTGATCCGCATGGCAGAGGAACAGCTGCGCGCCGAAGGCGTCGATTGCCGGGGTATGTCGCCCGTCGCTATCGCTGAACGCGCGCTGCATTCGACCAGTGACTTCGCCAATCTGATGGGCAGTGGCCTTAACCGTCGCCTGCGCATGGCGTATGAGGAAAATAACCCCAGCTATCGCCAATGGGCACGCCGCGCACCCAACGCGCCCGATTTCCGGTCGATCGACGTTATCCAGCTTTCGGCGATGCCCGATCTGCTGAAGGTCAACGAAGCGGGCGAATTCAAATACGGCACGGCGAGTGACGGCAAGGTCAGCTATTCGGTCGTTACCTATGGCCGGATCATCGGCATTTCACGGCAGACGCTGATCAATGACGATCTGCGCGCGCTGGAACGGATCACCACCGGCTTTGCCGGATCGGCAGCGCGGCTTGAAAACCGCACTGCATATTCGATCCTGACCGCAAACGCGGCACTGCCCGACAGCGTGGCGCTTTTTCATGCCGCCCATGCCAACCTCGCCGCCAGCGGCGCGGCGATTTCGGTCACCTCGCTGGGCGCGGGCCGATCGGCGATGCGCAAGCAAAAGGGACTGCAGAGCGAGGAACTGAACCTTGCCCCGCGCTTCCTCATTGCCCCGACCGCGCAAGAACAGCTGGCTTACCAGTTCACGTCGAACCAGTTTGTTCCCGCCAAGTCGAGCGACGTGAACGAATTCCGCGCTGGTGGGCGCACCGCGCTGGAACCGATCATCGAGGCCGTGCTCGATGGCACGTCGAGCACCAACTGGTATCTGGCGGCGGATAATGCCCAGGTTGATACTGTCGAATATTGCTATCTCGACGGTGCTGAAGGCGTCCAGATGTCGAGCCGCATCGGGTTCACCGTCGATGGCGTCGAAATGAAGGCCAGCCTCGATTTCGCCGCCGCCGCGATCGACTATCGCGGGCTTTATTCCAACCCCGGCGCTTGATGCGCCTTGCCGCCCGCCGGGATTCCCGGCGGGCGGCACCCCCATTTCGCACGGAGACAGAACATGAAGAACTTCATTCAAGAGGGTGACACGCTCACCCTGGTGGCCCCCTATGACGTGGTGTCGGGGGCCGGTTTGCTGGTCGGGGCGATCTTTGCCATCGCCAGCTATTCGGTCGTATCGGGCACCAATGTGGAGGGCGCGACCGAAGGCGTGTTCGATCTGGCCAAGGCCACCGGCCAGGCCTGGACGCAGGGGCAGAAAATCTACTGGGACAATACCAACAAGGTCTGCACCACCACCGCCAGCGGCAATACGCTGATCGGCGCGGCGACGCAGGCGGCGGCGTCGGGTGATACGGTTGGCCGCGTCTATCTGACCGGCCAGGTCAGCTAGGCCTCGCTATCCGTCCATCAATCGTCATTCCCGCCGTGTCGCCCGTCCATGCGGTCGGCACGGCGGCAGCCTGTTCGGGAGAAAAGGGCATGCCTTCTCAAAATATCCGGCTCAACCGCGCCGTCGCGGACAATGCCGGTCTGTTCTGCGATGCCGGATCGGTGCTGACCGTCGGCGATGATGCGGTGCCCGGCACGATCTCGTCCGATCGGGCAGCGGCGTTGATCGATCAGTCGGGCGCGGAGCCGCTGCCCTTGGCGATGCCGAAGGCAGCGGTCGCAGCAGCCAAGTCCGCCACCACCAGCGCCGACGACGCTGGCTGATCGCGGCACCGACCGATGTCGATCTGGGATACGGCGGGCCGCGCGATTGATTGCGTCTTCGCCGATGACAGCCCGATTCTCTATACCGGCGCGGGCCTTGCCGGGGCTGCCGTTGCGGCGATCCGTTCGGAATTCGCCGCGCCTGATTTTGCGGGGCCGGGCAAGACGCTGCGCACCATCGTGTACGAAGTCGCAATGGGCGATCTTCCCATGGCACCCGCCAGGGACGATCATTTCGTTCACCGCGACCGGCTGTGGAGCGTGATCGACATCACCGAACGTGCCGATATCGGCAAATGGGAATTGATCGTCACCGATAATGGCGCGTCATCGTGACGACGATCCGCGATCACATCGGCGATGCGCTGGCGGCCGCGCTCGCCACCGTGCCCGATGTCGCCGAAATCGATATCGAACCCGATGGCGATCCCACCCGGTTCGATGCGCTGGCGCTCTATGATGGCGGGCATCAGGTGGTCGAGCGGGAGGCCGGGCTGATCCGTTGTCGTGGCACCTGGACGATCGAAGGCTATGTCACCGGCGGTTCGGGGGCCATTGCCCGCGCCGCGCGCAACCGGCTCCATGCCGCCGCCGTCGCCGCGATCATGGCCGATGACACATTGGGTGGCCTGGTCGAGCTGGTCGAACCCGAAGATTTGCGGCTGACCACCGCCACGCTCGCGTCGTCCCGGCGGCTGATGTTCGCCCAGGATATCGCGATCGAATTCACCATGTTGCGCACCAACCCCGCGCTGTCCGGCTGACCCGGCCAGCGATTGAAAGGAGATAGTATATGTCCATTGATCCCGTGATGCGGCCCGGCAACGGGTTGCTGCTGATCGCGCTGCAATCAGCCGAAGACACGATCGCCAGCCCATCGGCAGCGACCGATATCATCCCGTGCGAGAACGACAGCATCTCGTTCAACATGCCGTATAAATATGAAACGGCGGATGAAGTCAGCGGCAGCTTCGCGTCGGGTGCACCGCTGGTAGTGGGCCAGGCCGCGACGTTCTCGTTCAAGAGCCGGATCAAGGGCGCGGGGCCAGGGGCCACCTATACCAGCAGCGTCAAGCCGCCGCTCCACGCCGCGCTGTCGGCCTGCGGCTGGCTGGGCGTGTTCACCGCTGCCGTATCGGCGGCGGCGCTGGCAGCGGGCACCACCAATAGCGCCACGCTCGGCACCGGCTTTGCCGCGACCGCCCAGATCTATCGCGGCATGCCGTTGCTGCTGACGGGCGCTCCGGCGGCGGGCCGCTTCCCACTGATCACCGACTATACATCGGGCAAGGTCGCGACGCTGGCGGATGCCTATGGATCGGCGCTCACCACGGCCAATACGGCGGCGATCCCGGCCAACTGGACCTATGCGCCCACGTCGCCCTATGACGCCAGCTCGCGCGCCGCAATGCACCCGGCAGCGACGATCAACTATTATGAAGACGGGCGTCTCTACCAGTTCATGAATTGCCGCGGCACGGTGGACATGGACGGGGATACCGCCAAGCCCGGCTTCGCCACCTTCAACATGACGGGTATCTTCGTTGGCGTCTTTGATGTCGCGGTGCCCAGCAACACCGCCTATCCCAGCCAGTCCGCACCGACGCTGGTACAGGGATCGGGCGTCGCCCCGGCGTTCCAGGTCAACCGGCGCGGCCTGGCGATCAGCAAATGGTCGCTCAAAAACGGCGGCCAGATCGACAGCCCCGAAGACCCCAACAGCAATATCGGCTTCGGCGCAGGCCAGATTTCCGATCGCACCTATATGATGGAAATCGATCCGTTGATGACTTTCGTCGCCAACCGCAATTCGCTGGCCGATATTGCCGCGTTCAGCCAGTTTCCGGCGGCGATCCAGCTCGGTTCGGTGGCGGGCAATCGCGCCTCGATCATGCTGCCGCTGGTGCAGCCGGTCGAAAGCGATCCCGGCACGCGCGGCAAGCTGCGCTCGGAAACGCTGCGCTTTCAGGCGGTGTCACCGGGGCGCGACAACAGTGGTCGCGATGGCGACATCAGCCTGTGCTTTAGCTGATCGGTGTGGCCATGATCCTGACGACCACCACCGAAACCATTGCCTATACCGCGCCCTGGCGTACCGATGAGGGCGCGCCGGTCTTCCATCTGCGCGCCGCCAGCGTCATCGAGCGGGGCCAGATGGAGGCCGAACTGGCCGGCACCTATCGCGCGGGCCGCGTCTTCGGGTTCGATCTGCACCAGGCCTGCCGCGACGGCGTGCAGGCGCTGCTGGCCGATGATCCCGAAATCGACCGGCTGCTGGCACTGCTCGATGCCGAGTATAATGGTGAAGCCGCCGATATGCCCGATGCCGACAAGCGGCTGCTGGCTGAAATCCGGCGGGTGCTGGCCGAAAGCTGGCCTGCCTATCGCGATCTGGTCGAACAGGGCGAGCGGCGGCGCGAAATCGCACCGATCGTTGCGTTCCGGCGGTTCTGCACGGGGATCGATGGAAAGGGCATCACCTTCACCAGGGATCGCGCCGGGATGGTATCCAACGCGACGATGGCGCAGATCGATGCGCTCGAACTGTCGGCGGCGGGCAGCCGTGCCTATAGCCTGGCCTATGGTGCCGATATGGAAAAAAACTTGCCGCCGCCGTCTGCGTCCGACAGCGGCCCGGTGACTTCCAGTTCGGACGCACCGTCGATGGAGGGTGGCAGATCGGCGCGGAAAAGTGGCCGGAAAACCCCCGCATAGTCCTGCCATCGTGGATATGGGCGGTGGTCGATCTCTACTTCACCTGCCGCCGCTTCATGTCCCCCGTAACGGGGCAGGTGCTGCCTTGTCCCGGGAGCCCCGGCGAACAACCGGCGGCGCTGCTCGATGCGTTTCTGGTGATCGACGGCTATCTGGCAGCGGGCAGGCCCGATGAGTGACGGCGTCGATCTGTCGTTCGACGCGGCGCAGATCGCCCGCGATGCCGATCGGGTCGTGCGGCGCTATCTGTCGATCGGCACCGAAGCCGTTGCCGAAACCACCAAAGGGCTGGAACGCAGGCTGGAATCGATCACCCGCGCCGCCGTGCCGGGGGATTTGTGGAAAGCCTGGAAGTCGCAGACCTTTCCGCGTTCCGGCCCGGCCAGAGACCCGGTTGGCACCGTGTTCGTCAATGGCGGCACGCGATCGAAAGGGGCGATCACGTTCTGGACGCAGCCCGGCGCGGTGCGGGGCAAGGCCGGGCAATATCTGGCGATCCCGCTGCCAGCGGCGGGGTCGCGCGGGCGGGGCCGCGATCTGACGCCGGGGGAATGGGAACGGCGCACCGGGCAACGGCTGCAATTCGTCTATCGGCAGGGCAGGGCCAGCCTGCTGGTCGCGGTCGGCGGCACGATCAACGGCCGGTCGGGCGCGTTCAGGCCGCTGACCGGCAGGCGCGTCAGCAAGGGCCGGGGCGGCGACAATCCGCTGGTCGGCGGGGTGATCCCCATTTTCGTGCTGATCCCGGTGGTGCCGTTCCGCAACGCCGTGGCGGTTGAACCGCAGGTCGCGGCGGCGGAGCAGGATCTGGTTCGGGTCTATCTGCAAAAGATCGGGCGCTAGGGCGCGCCCGTAATGTCCGCCGCCGGGCCACGTCCGGCGGCTTTTTGTCAATGAAAGGAAGGCGCGCATGGCGGATGTCGATATTGTCGCGCGCCTGCGCCTGAATGCCGAACAGTTCAGCAGCGAAACCGGCCAGCGCTTTGCCGAGCTGCGCACCCGCGCGCAATCGTCGGCGGCGGAAATCCGGCAAAGCTTTGCAGGTGCGCTGGGCGAAGTGCAGAAACTGGCGGGCACGGCACTGGTGCTGCCGCGCACCGGCGGCGGGTCGCTCGATCTGTCGGCGGAAATTGCCCAGTTGCGCGAATCGGCAGCGGCCAGCGACCAAAAGGCGATCGCGCTGCGTGAATTGTCGATGGCCTATACCGCCGCTTCGGCGGCGGCGGGCGTCGATGCCGAAGCGCAGAAGCTGGAGGCGGACGCCGCCGCCGTCATGTCGCTGGCGGCGGAAAAGGATGCCGCCGCCACCCGTGACCGGATCGTCGCGCTGGAGGCGGTGCAGGCGGAACTCAACAAGACCGTCAGCGCCACCGAACGATCGACCGCCGCCAACCAGGCCAGCGCGATCAGCGCCGGGCAGCACCGCCAGGGCGTGATCCAGCTTGGCGAACAATTCCGCCAGTTCGCCACCGAAGTGCAACTGGGCATCAATCCCGTCACCGCCTTCACCCAGCAGTCCGGCCAGGCCGCGTTCGCGCTCAGCAACATGCAGGGCAAGCTGGGTCAGGTCGGCGCGTTTCTGGCCGGGCCCTATGGCACCGGGTTGCTGATCGGCGCATCGCTGTTGGGCGCGCTGGTGGCCGAGAATATCAAATTCACCACCGCGCTCGATGACGAGATTGACAAGCTGAAGCAAAGCGCGGCGGCGGAAGATGTCGCGCGCCAGGCCAAGGAACGCTTCAAGACGACAGAGGAAGGCGTCGCGGCGGCCATCAGGGATGGCACCGACGCGACCAAAAAGTCGATCGAGGCGCAGCGGTCCGCCGCCGAACAGGCCAGCGCAGCGGCGCGCGAGAATCTGCGCTTGCAGTTTCAATATGAAAACACAACCCTCGCGCAATTGCGGGCGGCCAAGGCGGCGCAGGACATTCTGGCTGGCCCCGGTATTTCCTCCGAACGCGGCATCGGCGTTGCCCAGCAGGCCGCGCGCGATCAGGCGGCTGCCCTCCAGGCAAAAATCAACGATCAGGCCGAGCTGGTGCGCCAAGCGAAGGCGCGCGTCGATCAGACCGATATCGATCTGGCAGTCGAACGCGGCAAGCGCGCCGCCGATCCGATCGCGGGGATCAACAAGCAATATGACGATATGCTCGACAAGGCAGAGGCAGCCGCGCGCGGCAATGCCAAGCTGACCGCCACGCTTCAGGCGCAGACGACCGCGATCGAACGCAACCGCCAGGCCGCGCTGGACCGGGCGAAAAAGGATAACCGCCAGCCACCCTCGCTGGGCAGCCAGTTGCAGGCCGAACAAAGCGCCCGTCTGCTCGACAGTGCATCGCGCTATCGCGGCCAGGGCGAAGGCACGGGCAACACCGCGCTGCGTGATCTGTTCAAACAGGCCAATATTCCCGTCGATCCCAAGATCACGGCCTGGTGCGCCGCCTTCGTCAACGCGGTGCTCGCGACCAATGGCCTGCCCGGCACCGGCAGCCTGTCGGCGCGGTCGTTCCTGGGCTATGGCAGCGCCACCGACAAGCCGGAACGCGGCGATATCGTCGTCGCGCGGCGCGGCACCGGCAATGAAGGCCATGTCGGTTTTTACGAAGGCACCGATGCCAGGGGCAATATTCAGGTGCTGGGCGGCAACACCGGCAACCGCGTCGCGACCGAAACCATTGCCCGCGCCGATGTGCTGGGCTTCCGTCGCGCGCCCAGCGCGGCAGACAGCTACAAGGCCGAAGAAGCCAGCGCCAAGCGGCTGAGCGATCTCAACCGCCAGGCCGCCGACGACATCGCCCGCATCAACGCGCGCTGGGATGAACAGCCCCGCCTGATCGATCAGGCCCGGCTGCAAACGAATCGGCTCGATGAAATCATCGCCGATCTCGCCAAACAGCGCCCGCCCGGCTTCGAAAAGCTGATCGCCGATGCTGAAAAGGCCAAAGGTGTCATTCAGGAAGGGCTGAACCGCCCGTTCAAGGATTTTGTCGATAGCCAGCGCGAAAGCGCCGCCATCGAGCAATTGACGCTCCAGGGCCGCGATGCCGAAGCCAGCGCGCTGCAAACCGCGTTGCGTCTTCAGCAGCAGGGTGTCGATGTCGATGAAAAGCGCCTCGTTACGATCCTCGCTTTTGCGCAGCAGCAGGAACGCATCAGCCAGGCACTGGAGGATCAGCGCCGGATCGTCGGCATTTACACCGGTGCGGTCGGGGAAATGCAGCACGGGTTTGAGAGCTTCCTGGCCGATCTGCGCACCAAGCCCGGCGATGCGCTGAAAAACCTGGGCAACAGCATCCTTGGGTCGTTCACCCATCTGGGCGATCAGTTGCTGTCCAACGCGCTGTTCGGCGGCATTGATCGCGATGTCGAAAAATATATCCGCCAGATGACGGGGCGGCAAACCCCGGCTGAACTGCTCCAGCAACAGGCGGGCGATGCGGGCACCGCGCTGGGCAACAGCGTGGGCGCGGCCAGCAGCGCGCTTGACGATCTGGTGCGGGCATTCCGCAGCGCGACCGATGGCATACGCGGGGCCGGGCCGGTCAATCCGGTCAGCGATGCGTCGGCGCGGCAGATGCTGACCGGCGGCTTTGACATGAAGGCGGCGAACGACAACGCCGCCGCCAGCAGTGCCGCCGGATTGCAGGATCTGGTGCGCGGCTATTTGTCGGTCGATCTGACCGGCGGCGCAGGCAAGTCGCTCGCGGGCGTGCCCGATGCGATCGCAAAGCAGGCGGTCAATCTGTCGAGCGTCTTTGGCGTCGGCGTCGATCGCTTCGTGCAGAATCTCGATGGCCTTGGCGTCAAGCTGCCCGCCAGTATTACCGGCGCGCTCAAAAAAGGGCTGCCCACCGTGTTGCAGGGCATCAGCGCCGGGCAGCTGGGCGGTTCCATATTTTCATCGATCAGCGGCAAGAACGATAACGGCCTCGCGTCCGGCCTGGGCGGCATCATCGGCGATGTTGCGGGCAAGGCGCTCGGGAAATCGGCCGGCGGATTGCTCGGTAACGTGCTCGGGCCGATCGGTGGGCTGGTCGGGGGCGTGCTCGGCGGGATTGTCGGCGGGCTGTTCGCACCCACGCCGCGCGCCCAGGCCGGAATTTCGGTCGATAAGTTCGGCTATGTCAAGGCGGGCACCGCCAGCGGATCGTCCGCCGATCTGCGTTCAGGCGCGTCCACGCTGGCGGGCACCGTGGCCAATACCGTCCAGCAGATCGCCGATCAGCTCGGGGCCAAGGTCACCGGCAGTACCGATGTCAATATCGGCATCTACAAGGGTGATTATCACGTCAACGATCATGGCGGCACGATCGGGCAGAAGGGATCGGGCGATGTCAATTTCAGCGGCGATCAGGCGGCGGCGATTTCCTTTGCCGTGGCGGCGGCGCTCCAGGATGGCATTCTGTCGGGCATCAGCCAGGCATCGCTGAATATCCTCAAATCCGGGCAGGATTTGCAAAAGGCCATCACCAAGGCGATGTCGATCGAGGCGATCCCCAAGGATTTGAAAGCCGCGCTCGATCCCGTCGGCGCGGCGATCGATACGCTCAACACCAAATGGCAAAAGACCGTCGATGCGCTGAAAGAAGGCGGGGCGACGGCGGATCAGATGGCGCAGGCGCAGCAGCTCTACAATATCCAGTTGGCCGATACCAAGAACAGCACCGCCAGCGCATCGCAGGCGCTGAAGGATTTTCTCACCAGCCTGAATGTCGGCAGCAGCTCGCCCTATTCGCTGCGCGATCAGGAAGCCACCGCCTATGCGCAGTTGCGGCCCTTTCTCGATCAGATCGCGGGCGGGCAGCGCATCGATCAGGGCAAATATCAGACGGCGGCACAGGCCTATCTCGATGTCGAGCGCCAGCTTTACGGATCGACACAGGACTATTTCAATGCGCTCGACGCTATCCAGGCATCGACCAACAAGGCGATCGCGTCGCTCGACAATGTCCAGTCGGTATCGCCCGATGTCGCCAGCCCCTTCGCCGAAGCGACCGCGGCCAATACCGGCACCGTTGCCGAAAACACCGCCACCGCCAATGATCTGCTGGCCCAGAACAGCGAATTGCTGGCCAATATCGGCGTGCTGATGCAGCAGAATACCGATTATCTGGCGGCGATGGCGGCCAATTCTAACGGCGGCTTCATCGGCGATGACCGGCTGTTCACCAAGGTGGGTGGCTGATGCCTGCGCAAAGCGCCGATATCGCCGCCGCCTCGCGCGATGTGGTGGTGGCCGCATGGTCCAGCGGCGCGATCGCAGCGCGCTATCCGGGTGCGCGCGACGGATCGACCACGCCCGACGACGGCTATTTTGACAGTATTGCCGATGCGCAGACGATCATCGACGCGCGCGGCGCGCTGATCGGCACCGAACGCCGCCGCTTCAATGCGGTGGCGCGGCATGTGCTGTGGCCCGATCTGACAACCGGCATTCCGCAGGTGCAACTGATCGACAGCGAACAGTCGGTCAGCGGCAATTTCCTGGTCGCGCGGATCGAAATCGATCTGGAGGCCGAAACCACCAGCTATGAATGCTTTGGTTGACCCATGGCAAACGCATGGATCGTCAAGCCGCTGGCCATCGCATCGGCCAGCGCTTCCTCCACCGCGCTTGGCGCGGCGCTGAACGTCAACATCGATTATGCCGGAATCATCTGGCAATCGGCGGCGGGTGATACCGCCAGCCTGACGCTTGATCTGGGGGCGGATGTCGCGCTCGATACCATTCTCGCTTTCGGTCTGGCCGGGGGATTCGCCGCCAGTGCGACCGTGCAGATCGCGCTGGCGACGGCGGCGCAGGGCAGTGGGTTCAGCGGCAGCAACACCGGATCGGGCACGGGCACCGGCAATTACTGGGCGGTGACGCAGGCGCTGCTGGCGGGCAGTGCGACGCCGGTCAGCGGCAAGGGCGTGATGTTGTGGTCTGCCCCGGCGAGTGCGGGGCCGCCCGCTGCGGTGCGCTATATCAAACTGTCATTCGCCGGGCTGGGGTCAGGCGCGGCGATCCAGATATCGCGGATTGTCGCGGGCGCGCGGATCGCGCTCAGCCGCAATTTCAGCTATGGCGGCAATCTGGGCGTCCGCGATCTGGGCGAGCTGACCTTTTCGGCGCGCGGGGCGATGCTGCGGCGGCGCGCGGCGAAACTGCGCACCATCGCGCTCACCTTTTCCAACATCCGCAAGGATGAAGTCGAGGCGCTGACCAAGCCGCTGCTGGAGCAGATCGGCAATACCGAAACGATCGCGCTCGTCACCGATCCCGGCACCGACGCGCAGCGCCAGAACCGCTGCTATTTCGGGCCGGTGGTCGGCGATCTGGGGCAGGTGTGGCGCACATCGGCATCCTGGGAAGCCAAGATCAATCTGGTGAGCCTGTTCTGATGGCGGTGCTGGCGCAGATCGACGGCTATGATCCCGTGGGCGCGACGGCAGTGTCGCTCTATGCGTGCAGTCATGACAGCGCGCCGGTGTGCCATGCCAACGGGCAGACCTGGTGGCCCGTCATCGCCAAGCTGCCGCCGCTGCGTTATGATTTCTTCGATGGCGGTTTTGGCGCGCAGATCAGCGCGCCGTCATCGTCGCTGTCGTTGCAGATCGAGCCCTGGCCCGATTTCGGGCGCTACATTCTGGCCGAAGCACGCCTGCGGCTGTGGACGGGCGACCCGGCGGTATCGTCCACCTGGACGTTGCAGGTCGATGCACGGATTACCGGCCAGCCCAAGATCGCCACCGGCACCGCGCAGATCGACTTTGCGGCGGATGACCGGTGGCTGGATACGGCCCTGTTGCAGACCTATGCGGGCACCGGCGGCGCGGAAGGCCCTGCCGCGCTGAAAGGCCAGGTGAAACCGCTGGCGCTGGGCGCGCCGCGCTATGTCGCGGGCAAGCTGATCGACAGCATCAACAGCGTTTTCCAGATATCGGGCTATGGCCCGATCAACGGATTTGAATATGCGCTGGAAAAGCTGGCGCGCTTTGCAGCCCCCGTCGCTGATTATGCGTCCTATGCAGCGCTGGTGGCGGCCACCGTTCCCGCCGGGCGCTGGGCGACCGCCAATGCTGCCGGTATGGCGCGCTTCGGCGCGCCGCCCGCCGGGCAGATCAGCTTTCTGGTCCAGGGTGACATCGCCGGGCCAGATGGCTGGGCGCGCAAGCCCGGCCAGATCATCCGCCGGATCGCGTTGCTGGCGGGCGGATCGGGCAAGATCAACGATGCGTCGCTGAACGCGCTCGATACCGCCCGGCCCTATACTCTGTCCTTATATCTGGATGAGCAGACCACCGCCCGGTCGCTGATCCAGAATATCGCCGCCAGCGTCAACGCGGTGGCGCTGGTATCGTGGACCGGGCAACTCTTCCTGCTGCCCGTCGCGATCGGCAGCGGCGGCACCGTGCTGGCCACCGACGGCAGCAGCCTGCCCATGGTCGAAAAGATCGAACAGATCGACATGGCCGCGCCCTGGCAAAAGCTCGCGATCGATGCCGAACGCGCCTGGACGGTGCATGCGCTGGCCGATATCGCCTTTACCGCGCCGCTGGTCGATCTGGGCAGCTATGCCAGCGGCACCAGCTATCGCGAAGGCAATATCGTGTCGCTGGCCGATGGATCGCGCTGGCTCTACGTCGCGACGACGCCGACCAGCGGCAATATGCCCGGCACCGGCAGCGCGTTCTGGAATATCCTGTCAACGGCGGCGATCAGCAGCTTCAGACAGCCGACGCCCCCCGCCGACGCGGTGGAAGGCAATATCTGGACCGACCAGAGCAACAGCAACACCCAATATCGCCACAGCGGTTTCGGCATCGCGGTCAACGGCGTGGAGATCACCTTCAACGGCGCGCAGATGAGCATCCCCTGGCAACTGGTGTCGCTGGGCTGGGCAGCGATCATCGGCACGCCGGTGGCGCTGACCGATGGCCGGGTGGCCGCCGGACTCAATCCCGATGGCACTGCCGCGCCCGGCAAGGTCGTCGCGACATCCATGTCGGCGGATATCGTCAACAAGATCGTCAGTGCGGAACAGTCGGGCGTCACCGCCACCGATGCGGGCGCGCTGCTGCTGGTGCTGGCGGGCGTGGTGACCAAGAAATCCCAGGGCGGCTATGTCCACCTGATCCTGACCTGCGACCTGACGTTATCGACATCGCCCGCGCTGACCAGCGCCATATTATGGGGCATTTTGCAGCGCAGCCCGGCGGGCGCGGCGACGTGGAGCACGATCAAGACCTGGCGCATGGGGTTTCGCCAGCACCCACTATACGTCCTGTCGCTCAATAGCTCTGATCCCTATTATGGCGTTCACAATCCAGTGGATGCGCATAGCACGGCGCAGTCGGTCGCCGCGCAATTCATCGACGTGCCGCCGTCTGACGGCAGTTACGATTATCGCTGGCTCGTCTGCAAAACCAGCACGCCCGGCGCAATCACCAGCCCCTCGATCGGCGCGGGCGTCGCAACGCAGGCGGCGGGCGTCGCGCTGTCCGTCAAGGTCGCCTCATGACCGCGCATTGTGCCCCTGACGATCAAAGGATCGCCCCATGTTAGATGTTGTCAGCCTTACCGATCTGCCCAGCCCGACATCGGGCGACTATCTTTTTGCCTGGCGCGGGATCAATGCCTACCGGCTCAATCTTTCGTACTTCGATACGGTCTATGGGAAGCTGTCCGCCGCCAATAGCTGGTCGGGCGTGCAAACCTTCGGCAACGAATTGTTCATCGCCAATTCCTCCGGCTCGGTGAAGGGTCGCCTGGGCATCGGCACATACACAGGCGATGCCAGCATTCTCGGTTTCGGGCTGGACGGCGGCGGCTCGGTCAACAAGATGTCCTTTCGGCCCAATGGTGCGGAAGCGATGCGGCTGGATGACAGTCAGCGTGTCGGGATCGGCACGACTTCCCCCGGTTGCAAGGCGGCGTTCTATGGCGGCGTCTATGAAATGGTTGCCGCGACACAGGGCGGGTCGGAAGCGATCGACTGGCCAACGGCGGCACTGTCGCTGCGACGCTTTGACGATTTCTCCAAGATGACGATCCTGCATTTCGGGTATGTCAACGACTCCCCGTATCTGACCGACAGCAACGCATCGTGGAATTTCTCGCTTCTCGATGCGAGCGGCACTGGCAACCGAACAACGAGCAGCAGCAGCACCATACTTTCCCTGCGCGGGCCGGGTGATTTCGTGGTCGGAGCGGGTGCGCTAAGGCCGTATTCCGATAACGCAACCGGTCTGGGCAGCGGTTCCCTTCGGTGGACGACGGTGTACGCCGCGACCGGTTCGATCAACACGTCCGATGAGCGCGACAAGACTTGGCGCGGGGCGCTGACCGATGCCGAGCTGGCCGCAGCTAAGCAGATCGCCGCCGAGTTGGGCTTTTACCAGTGGAACGACGCGATCGCGGAAAAGGGCGCGGATGGCGCGCGCTATCACTTCGGCGCGCGCGCGCAGCGCTGCTTTGCGATCATGGAGCAGCATGGCCTTGATTGGCGGCGCTATGCCTGGTGCTGTCATGACGCGTGGGATGAGATCACCGAAGACGTTCTTGAACCCGGCAAAAAGACCTTCACCAAGACGGTGCAGGTTGCCGTCGATACGGGTCTTGTCGGCCCGGATGATCAGCCCATTTTCCGGTTTGAGGATCAGGAAGTCAGCGAAGAAAAGGACTGGCTTGTCCCCACCGGGGAAAAGCAGGTCACGCGTGCTGCCGGGGATCGCTATGGCATCCGCCCGGATCAACTGGCGCTGTTCCTGATCGCTGCGCAAGAGGCCCGGCTGGCGGCGTTGGAAGCGCAGATGCCGCAGGCGGCGGCCTGATGGCGCATATCGATTATCTGGGTGCGCAGGGCGGCGCGCTGGCGCTGGCGTTTGCGCAGGGCTGCGTCGTCACCACGACCGCGCTGTTGGGCGCTGGCTGGTTTCTTTGGAAACTTCTGTTCAATCCGCGGCTGAAGGAACTGAACGAGCGGCTGGAAGGCGAGCGTATCATGGCGCGCGATGCGATGCGTGAAGAGCGCGATCAATGCTCGCGTCAGATCGAGCAGTTGCGCGACCGGATCGTTCAACTGGAAACGATGCTCAGCCTGCATGGCAACCCGGCGCTGAAACAGGCGATCAACGCCTGGATGGCGGGCAATCAGGACAGGGAATAATGGTGATGACAATCGACGACATTCTGCAGCAGGTGCTGCGGAACGAGGGCGGCTATGTGAATGACAGCCGCGACGCTGGCGGCGAAACCAATTTCGGGATCACGATCGCCACCGCGCGCGCCCAGGGATATCAGGGCGCCATGCGCGATATGCCGCGCAGCTTCGCGATCGAGGTTTACCGACGCCAATATGTCGTCGCGGCGGGGTTCGATAAAGTCGCCCAGGTCTCGATGCCGATCGCCGCCGAACTGGTGGATACCGGCGTCAACATGGGTACGAAAACGGCCTCCACCTTCCTGCAACGTGCGCTTAATGGCCTGAACAATCAGGGCAGGGATTGGCCGGATATGGTGGTGGACGGAATGATCGGCACCGCCACCATCGCCGCGCTGCGCGCTTTTCTGACGAAGCGCGGCGCGGAAGGTGAGCGGCGGATTCTCGCCTTGCTCAATGCGCTCCAAGGCGCGCGCTATCTGGAGCTGACCGAGGGGCGGCAGGCGAATGAGGCCTTTCTCTATGGCTGGCTGGAAAGGATTGCCGCATGAATCTGCTGAAAGACCTTCTCTACACGAAGGGCAATCTTGCGCTGGATATTGCCCGCACGTCCGCAATGCTTGGTGTGCTGACGTTTCTCGGCCTTGTGTTGTGGCAGAAATGGACTGGCGAACACGTTGATCTGATCGCGTTCGGTACTGGCTGGGGGCTGCTGTGCAGCGGGAACGCTGCCTGGATATATGCACGGCAGACGAAGGAAACGCCGCCTGCATCGGGTGACGGGCAATGACCGCCGCGCACGATCAGCGCGAAACGATCGTCGTCGATGTCGCCTATCCCGATCATGCCCAGCGCACCGAAAGCCCGGAATTCGCGGCGAACAAGCGTACGCTTGTTACGAGGCTCGATACGCCGTGTTTTTCGTGCGGCGGCAAGCAGAACCGGGAAGTCCACCACTTCATCATCGAATGGGCGGAATGGGACTTCGCCGATCCGGACAAAGTCCTGAAGGCGGCGCATCATTTCGATATCTATGGCTATGCGGCGCAGCTTGGCGACAAGCCAATCGCCAGCCCAGATGATATCCGCAACCTGGTGGTGATCTGTGAGGGGTGTCATCGCGGGCGTGGCACCGGCATTCACCTGGTGCCGTTCCCGAACTGGATCAGCCAAGTGGTGGCGAGGGCCGGGATCACGATCCTGAAGCCGGTGGCGGGTACGGCGCAACCGACCAGCGCGGAGGACGGGCAATGAGCCTCATCGGTGCCGCCGAACAAGCCGCAGAGACTGCCGTCGGCGCGGCGATCCCCGGACTGGGCTGGGCACGGCTAGCGCTCAAATTCGCGCCCTACATCGTGATCGCGCTGCTGGCCGGTGCGTTGCTGCTGACCCGCGCGCGGCTCGATGCGGTGCGGCAGGCTGACAAGCTGGCCGAACAGACGCGGCGGGCAGATGCTGAGGAACAGAAAGCGGCCTGGGCCGATGGCATCGCGCATGCGGCGCAGGATTATGCCCAGCGCCTCAGCGACCGGCAGCCCATCATTCTTCACTCCAAAGACACGGTGACACAATATGCGCAAACTCCCGCTGGCCGCGTGCCTTGCCTTGCCGCTGACCGCGTGCATGGGATCGACCAACTGGACGAAGGGCTTGCCGCCGCCGCCCGCCACGTCGCTGGCCCCGTGCCTGATCCCGCCAGCGCACCGGCAAAGTGACGGATCGGCCACATCGGCGGATTCGGAAGCGTCGATCCGGGAGGCGCATATTGAAATCGATGCCTGCGAGGCGAAGCGCCGCCAGTTGGCGGATGCATGGCCGAAGGACAAGAAGGGCCGGAAGCGCTAACGCGCGACTACCCAGATAACGACGGCGGCCAGCATCAGCGCGACCACCAGCATCCCCTCGATTTCAATCGCCGTTGGCGGACGCAGCTTCACGGTTGCGGCCCGATGCGCAGGCAGTAATCGATCGCGGACTGCGCAGCCTTGGCCAGCGCCTCAGCCTCTGTCGCGCCCGCACCGCCCCAGCGCGGCGTCGCGCCGATCGGCTTCCAGTTCGCATCGAAATAGCCCGCCTGTACTTCGGCCTGCCAGGTGCCGTCATCGCGCCGGGCAGTGCGACATCGATAGCGCCACGGCCACCGCCAGCCTGGATCAGCGGCCATGGCATCGAGCGCCGCGATAGGATCGGTCAGGGTTCCCACAAATCACGCCCACCCAGCACGCGCTCGCTGACGCGGAAATACTGCGCCAGTTTCAGGCGATCGTCCTCGTGCAGCCGTTGCGGCGTGCCGCGATAGATGAACTGGTGCAGATAGGCATCATTGCGCCCGATCATGCGCGACAGGCTGGCCAGGCTTTCGCCGTACCGACCGACCAGATCGGCCAGGGTACGGCGGGCATCGTCGGGTGCGGACTGGGTGATCATGCGGCGATCATTGCCGGATCGGCGGCTGTAGGAAAGCCCCGTCTGTGGCGAACACAC